GCTTCATGTAAAAAATAAACCTCACATTGAATTGAGCATGGATACTGAAGAGGCTCAAACAAATCACCACACAGGTGGTCATCAAATGGGCGATGACAAGATTTGGGTCTATGTAAACAATCGCAACCTAGTTGATATACTGCGTACAGTATTCCATGAACTAGTTCACGTTCGTCAAGGTGAACTTAATATGATAGAGCCTGGTGATAGTTATCCAGGTAGCCCCATTGAAGCCATGGCAGATATGCTTGCTGGAAAGTATATTAAAATCTATGGCGAAAAAAATCACAACATCTTTCAATAATTTATAAATAACTTGCTATGCTAAGTTATACTGTAACACAATTCAACAAAACAACCACCATCAATATTGAACTATTAGATAATTTGTTTGTTAACAAATGGAAAGATTATTTAGTCAGGACTATTAAACGATTGCCTACACTTTCGTGGGCTCCTAGCACACATCTAATGTTTAATTACAGTGGGATCAATCCAATTAATCATTTCAACGAACTTAAACAATCATTTGAATTATTACAAGAACATTATGGAACTGATTATTCATCTGAAATTAGTGAACTACTTCACTTGATAGAAAATCCAAAAGAACTAAAACAATCTCATTTAAATCTTTGGGCTAGACATTATACTAATACCTTATATGATTTTGTCACTAATTTTGAAACAAATCATTTAATCCCACAAACGGATACCCCTGATGATGTAATTTTTGCAAGGATACATGCATTGAACCAGCATACACATGATTTATCAACACTTATGTACAGTAGAATTGAACGTAGAGCATGGCTAAAAAATAAACCATATTATGGTATTCGTTCAGCAAATGACAGAAACTTAGGTGATAGTGACTCACTATGGGGAAATGGTAATCAAGAACCACCCGGAGAAGATTTTACATTTGATAATGAGTATCATCACACTGTTTGGATGGCAGATGATATTCAAGGTAAAGATCATTTTAAATGTTGGTACGATGAGGATGACCCTTCCTATGATGATATAGGAGGTAATACATTTATGACCCCTAACATATTATTTGATCCATTTAAGATATATGCTACCACAATGGATAACCCTGAATTTAAACAATTTGTACTTGACTCAAACAAACCCATTAATAGATACCCAATTGGAAACATGGTAAACGTGGATGATATTAATTGGAGTCTATTTCGTAAAGGTAAACTAATCTCTATCGTATTAGACGGTGAAACATTATGGAAATCGTCATAAAAAGTTTCCTTATTAACTAGACAACTAAAATTGTTTGTGTTATCATACATAAATGATTAAGATTACCGTTCCCTTACCCAAACGTATCACAGTCGCATGTAGCGGTGGTGTAGATAGTATGGCAGTTGTTGACTTTCTAAGTCGCAAGCACGAAGTAACGATTGCCCATTTTAATCACAGAACACAAAACGGTGAAAAAGCCAGTGAGTTTGTTTCTAGGTATTGCGGTGATAATAATATTGTTATGCTATATGGATCACCTCGCAGTCAAAAAGGTAGCAAAGAAAGTCAAGAAGAATACTGGCGTAGAGAACGCTATGAATTTTTAAGTGGCCTTGGCCCTGTCATCACTTGTCATCACTTAGATGATTGTGTTGAAACATATATTTGGTCAAGTCTTCATGGCACACCCAAAGTCATTCCACTAACACGCAACAATGTATTGCGCCCATTTTTAACTACCCGAAAACAAGACTTTATCTATTGGTGCGAAAGTCACAATGTACCCTGGATTGAAGATGAATCAAATAAAAACTCACGCTATACCCGTAATTATATTCGCAATGAATTGATGCCACATGCATTACATGTTAACCCGGGATTACATACTTTGGTCAAAAAGATTGTACAAGGTAAGCAAAATACTTGACTTCTCTACGCAGTCCAAGTATACTAACTAATTATTTAAGGAGAACCTATGTCAGATTATAACAGAACCTTTAACGGTGACGCAAAGATTAAACTAACACAACTTATCAATGAGGGCATGAGTGTCATGCATGAGATTGATACATTGCAAGGTGGACTGAACGACACTATCAAAGCAGTAGCAGAAGAACTTGAAATTAAGGCTTCTACACTAAAGAAGGCAGTTCGTATTGCACATAAAGCAAGTCTCGGTCAGACTAACAAAGACCACGATGAACTCAACACTATCTTGGAAACTGTCGGCAAGACTCTATGAGTTATGTTGATGCTATTCACAGCAGAGATGAGGATCGCATTTACGTTGTAGAACGTGATGCAAATGGCAAGCGCCAGTATAAAGAATATCCTACAAACTATGTAATGTATTATCCTGACCCTAAGGGCAAACAGCGTAGTATATATGGCGATCCTGTCAGTCGTTTTAGTTCACGCAAACGACAAGAGTTTGAAAAAGAAAGACGTATTCATTCAGGTAAGAAATTATTTGAGAGTGATGTGCCTGTTGTCTTTCGCTGTCTAAGTGAAAACTATCTAGGAGTTGATGCACCTAAACTTCATACTTGCTTCTTTGACATTGAGGTGGACTTTGATCCTGTTAAAGGATTCAGTCCTACTAGTGATCCATTCAATCCAGTCACTGCTATCAGTTGTTATTTAGATTGGCTTGACCAATGTATTACTCTAGTCATTGCTCCTAAGCATATGACACCAGAGACAGCAAATGAGATTGTAAATGAATTTGAAAACACTATGCTTTTCAAAACTGAGAAGGAAATGTTTGATGTTTTCTTTCAACTCATTGAAGATGCTGATGTATTGACTGGCTGGAACAGTGAAGGGTATGATATACCCTACATGGTCAATCGTGTTACTAGAGTAATGAGTAAAGATGACACACGCAAGTTCTGCTTGATGGGTCAACTTCCTAAAGCTAGAGAATATGAACGATTCGGCAAGAGTGAAACAACTTATGACTTAGTAGGTCGTATTCACTTGGACTATCTACAACTATACAAAAAGTATAACTATGAATCACGCCATAGTTATAAGCTTGACTCTATCGGTGAGATGGAAGTAGGTGAAAACAAAACACAATATGAAGGTACTCTTGACCAATTGTATAACAAAGACTTTAAAAAGTTCATTGAATACAATAGACAAGATACTATGTTGTTGGTGAAGATTCACAACAAACTTAAGTTTTTAGAATTAGCTAATCAACTTGCACATGAGAACACAGTACTGCTTCCAACAGTTATGGGTTCAGTGGCAATGATTGAGATGGCTATTTTTAATGAGGCTCACGAACGTGGGCTAGTTGTTCCAGATAAAAAACGAAAGGTTGAAAATGAAGAAGAAGTCCAGCAGGCAGCAGGTGCCTTTGTTGCTACGCCCAAGAAGGGAATGCATGAGTGGGTCGGAGCAGTTGACATTAACTCACTCTATCCCTCGGTTATTCGTGCCCTCAACATGGCAGGTGAGACCATCGTTGCTCAAGTCAGACAAACACTCACAGACCAATACATGAATGACAAAGGTCATCGTTTAGCAAGTGAGAAAAAACGAGCTAAAGAAGGTGACGATGCAGTAACAGGATCTATTCTCTGGGAGAACTTGTTTGGCGCATTAGAGTACACAGCTATTATGAACCAAGAGCGTGGTACTATTCTTACTGTTGACTTTGAAGATGGTCGTAGTGAAGAAATGAGTGCGGCAGAGATATGGAAGATGATATTTGATAGTCATAAGCCCTGGATGCTAAGTGCGAATGGTACAATCTTTACTTATGAAAAAGAAGGTGTTGTACCCGGTCTACTCACACGATGGTACTCAGATCGTAAAGAAATGCAGAAAAAACTAAAAGAATCAACCACGACTGAAGATAGAGAATACTGGGATAAGCGACAACTTGTTCGTAAGATTTTATTGAACTCAGCTTATGGTGCATTGTTGAACGAACATTGCCGTTTCTATGATAAACGCATTGGTCAAAGTGTTACATTGAGTGGTCGTCAGATTGTTAAGCACATGATGAGTAATATCAATGAAACAGTTGAGGGTGTCTATTCACACGAAGGCAATGCAATTGTGTATGGTGATACTGACTCATGTTACTTTACTGCATATCCAACACTAAAGCCTCAGATTGAATCTGGTGCATTAGAGTGGAATAAAGAAACTTGTATTGGCTTATATGATGGCATTGCAGACAATGCAAACGATAGTTTCCCTGCATTCATGGAGAAAGCATTTCATGCTCCACGAAAGAATGGTGAAATCATTAAAGCTGGTCGTGAATTGATCGGTGATCGTGCTATCTTTATTGTTAAGAAGCGTTATGCTATTAATATCTTTGATAAAGAAGGTAAGCGTAAAGATAAAAACGGACAATTAGGTGATATCAAAGCTATGGGTCTTGACTTGAAACGTGCTGACACACCTAAATACATACAAGAATTTTTAATGAATGTATTGCAAATGGTCCTTCAACAAGGTAAAGGTCGTGATGAGGTCATTGAAGCTATCAAAGATTTCAAGCGCATTTTAACTGCACAGGATAGTTGGACTAAAGGTTCACCTAAAGGTGTGAATAAACTTACATATTACGGTGACTTGGAATCTAAGAGCGCAACAGGTCGTGCTAACATGCCTGGTCACGTAAGGGCCGCACTTAATTACAATTACTTGCGTAGAGTAAATGGAGATCAGTATAGTCAATTGATTATTGACGGTATGAAGGTTATTGTGTGTAAACTTAAATCAAATGCGTTAGGGTTTACTAGCATTGCATATCCGGTCGATGAACTTAGATTACCAAAATGGTTCTGTGAACTACCTTTTGACGATTCGGCAATGGAACAAACATTGGTCGATGAAAAGATTGATAACTTATTAGGTGTATTAGGTTGGGACATTCGTAGCAATACAGATACTAATAGCACATTCAATGATTTATTTACTTTTGGTTAAATTGCTATTGACATACGCAATAAACACCACTATAATATACAACACAACTGCCTTAAATAGGTATACAAAGGAAAAACATGAAAGATAATTTACAAGATTTAATTCAACACACACATGGTCTCGGTAACGTAGACCTTATCAAAGTTACTGGTACTGATACAGAGACACAAATTAATGCAGTAGCAGAAGATAAAACTGTTATTGTATCTGGAACATTAAACAGTCCAGTAGCAGACTTTATCGGAGTGTTTGGTATGCCTAACTTAGGTAAACTTAAAACAATTCTAGGCTTTGATGACTATGATACTGATGCTAAGATTAGTGTAGCAACTTCTAATCGTGACGGTGTTGATATCCCAACAACAATTCACTTTGAAACTAAAGATGGTTCATTTGTTAATGACTATCGTTTGATGAGCAAAGCAATCGTTGAAGAAAAAGTTAAGAGTGTTACATTCAAAGGTACTACTTGGAACGTTGAGTTTCAGCCTAGCATTGCAGGCATTCAGCGATTAAAGAAACAAGCAAGTGCTAATAGTGAACAAGAACATTTTACTATGACTACTGTTAATGGTGACTTGAAAATCAACTTTGGTGACCCATCAACTCACAGTGGTAACTTTGTGTTTCAACCAACTGTTGGTGGAACATTGAGTAAGACATGGCACTGGCCCGTTAAAGTGTTTCAAGCTATCTTAGACTTGCCCGGTGACAAGACAATTAGAATTGCAGATGCAGGCGCAACTGAAATTACAGTTGACAGTGGTCTTGCAACATATCGTTACTTACTCCCAGCTAACGCAAAATAATGGAACAAGTAAATCTATCAGCAAGTCACAATAACGACTGGGCATTGTTCTTACCAGCAGTCAGTAGTTTTTATATCTCTGGCTTAGGTAAACAACGTAAAGGTGAACAATACTTTGATCCTGCACGTATCCCTGCTCAATTCAACGGTGATGTAGAGAAACTAAACTTTCTCAATAGCAAAGAAGGTCTCTATTATTATAAATGGGGATTGTACTCTGCTGGTCACGCTAACTTAGATACTACTAAAAACGACCCTAATGAATCAATCATTAGAGAACGTGAAGCTGGTACATTTATGTTAGGTGACAGTGGTGGATTTCAGATTCTAAAAGCACAATGGCCAGCTGATTGGAAAGATCCTAACTGCCCACGTGCTATGATTAAACGTAAAGCAGTATTGAACTGGATGGACACATACATGGACTATGGCATGTGTTTAGATATCCCATCACAGTCATTAAGTACGTTTCATATCAAAGATCCTAAGACAGGTAAAAGTGCTCACGGTATCAGTACGATTGAAGAAGCTATTAGTGCTACTCATATCA